TGTAAACTCTTTGTCTAGCCATCCCCAAAAATCTATCGCTTCTATTATTTTTATATTTGTTTCATGTATATTGAGATTAGCGTTATCAATGACAAAATCAAAATCGCCATATGATTCAAGCTCCTTTTCACTATCATGATTATCTTCGTATGGATTTCTAGTTAGGTGTATGACTTTACCACCATTTTCCTGAATTGACTTAACTTCATTAACGAATCTGCAATCATCTACAACAGCAATAAGAGGTTGCTCATATTCAATATCTTTTATTAATCTTCTATGCCATATTTCTGGGTATATTTTTCTACATATATTAGTTCCAAAAAATTGCAAGACTTCTCTATAAGTCATGTTCCCCTGCCTATGGTATATCATAGACCCATTCTCGATAAGGGATTTGACTTCTTTTTTTATTGATTGTGATTTATTGGTTATAACTCCGGGCATGTCTTGCCATTTTAGTGGGCTGTTTTCGTTTTTTAGTTCATTGTTACCAAATATGTTCTTTCTCGGTAGATTAAACATCGCCACACAAAACTCTTTTAATGGATTTGCGAATGAGTAATTTTTTATATATGGCCACATATTATACGCTGCCCACTCAGCAAATTCTTCATCATTTCGATTTACGTCTAAAAATCCAGAGCTTACTGTTTCTTTCCCATTCGAATCTGTAACGACACTTTCAACAGCTAGGCTACCAGTGTCGGTGATACCAAAATTATTTATTATACCGTTTGCTTTCAGTTGGTATCCATGTAAAAAATTTGATGACGTTGTTTTTCCAGCTTGTTTACTTCCGGCAAAAGCTAATATTCTACTAATCATGAAACTATATTACTCCTTGTAATTGTGGTATTAGTTGTTTCTGAATTTCTTCTACAGACATTTCACCTACATCTTTTTTTGATATTTCCGGTCTGTAGTAATTAAATCTTCTTCCACACTTTTTAACTATTTGCTCGAAAGCTTTTTTACCGGCATCATCATAGTCTGTTAAAACAACCATATTTAATGCCCCACTATTTTCCAGAAGAAGAAGCTGTTCATCATTTATGCTAGACCCAAATATGCCAACGGTTTGGCCGCATCCAGCCTCATGCATTCTCCAAACATCGCCTTGACCCTCTACTAATATAACTGACTGAGTTTCCAATATCTTATTTTTAGCTAGATTTAGCCCATATAGCACACACTTTTTAAACCCTTTACTATGTAGCCATTTTGGCTTAAAACTTTCGTTTGTGGCCCTACCAACGCATCCAGTATAGTTAAAATCATTATCGTAAACAGGTACAACTGACCTGTTATACATGGGTCTTCCTCGCTCTAAACATAGTCCAACATCAAACGTATCTAATATTTCTCTGGAGAATCCCCTATCTAAAAAGTATGGTGATGGTATTTTTAGTTTTGACCTTATTTGATCTCTAGTTATTCCGTTTTTTGTTATTGTTGGTTTTTTGCTGAAGACTTCTGTCAAATCTACCTCTTTTTTTTCTATATCTTCAGGAATACTATTTATGGTATCTAGGCCAAACAAATCAATGCAAAACGACTCTGTTTCATTTAGTGAGACGTTTCTATTCGCTCTATATGATAGAGATCCTCTTATAAATCCAAAAATATTATTTGCAAATTCTTCTTCGCAGTGGTTTGTCCAGCATTTCCAATTGCCTTTATTTGAATGACCGCTAGTAAAAATACTACAACCTTCCATATTATCACCGCCATGCACCGGACATGGAAATGAATATCTATTTGGGTATTCTACATATTCAATACCAAGTTTATTAAAAAGTGTAGATAAGTTGTTAAAAGCGGTTTTTGATATTTTATATATTTGTTTCTGCGTCAATGTCTTCATCTATTTCAAATCCGTTATCAGAGTTCTGTGACCTTGTATGGATTTCATTTCTTGTTATACCCTCTTCTATTTTGCCTAATGATCCAAACATCTTTATACTAATATAATCGCCATCATCTAGTCCAGACCCATGCCTAGCCACAACGGGAACCAATTTCCTGTTACCATTACCAATACCATCTTCAGCGATTTCTTCATCAGATTTCAATTTAAATATAGAAAAACTAGTACATAGCCATATCAGTCTATCCGATCCAGAAACGACATCTGTTGACTCTTTAGTTATCCCGTCTCTATTTAACTGTACAAAACTCAGGCATGGAACGTCGTATTTTACGCAAAAATTATGCAGTTTTGTTATCTGAAAACCCAATACTTGATATTCTTGCATAGCATTTGTTATGCTTTCAGACCCCATAAGCTTCAGATAATCATAAACTATTAAGCAATCGTTAGTTTTTCCGTTTTCATCAAATCCAACATGCTGATATATCCATTTTCTCATCATGCTAAGTATATTCTCAAAAGGTTGCCCAGCAATACTTATATAATGGTATGGTATATCTTTTAATAGTTTTGCGGCTTTATTTACTTTTTCCTTATCTAGTTCATTCTCTGCAAATTTACCAGTAGATATTTTATTTATTTCAACACCACTAATATTTGCCAGCATTCTATTGAGATGGTCTTCCTTGGACATCTCTGTGTCTAACATTAAAACTGGTATATTTAAATTCTTAGATACATGCATAGCCACAGCGTCACCAAACATTGATTTTCCAACTTTTGGACGAGCGGCTATAAGATCAACGCATTTTCTCCTAAGTCCACCGCCAATAGCAATATCGAACCTGTCAAAACCGCTTGGTATACCGGCAAAGTCTGATGGGTTTTCACACAGATATTCTATGTACTCATCTATATTTGCCCCAAGTATTTCTGTTTTATTGCTAGAGGATTGGTATATACTTGAAGTGGTATCTAATATTGGCTCTTCTATTTTTGCAACTATGTCCATCACATCCTCTTCACCGTTGATATTGTCTATATCTTTGGCACAGGTTTGTAATGTTTTCTTTAGATCTCTAGCTAGCTTGAGCTTCGCTATTTTTGCGGCATGGATAAGAACATTCTCTTTAGCTATTGGAAAATTAAATAGAGATCTTATAAAAGAAATTTCTTGTTTAGTATTTATCTTATCGGATATGCCAAGATCGTCGGCAGCAGACAGTATAGAAGTTAAATCTACTTTTGGTGATAGATTAATAGCTTTTGAAAGGCAGCTAAATATAAGCTGATTCATTTCATCATCAAAAGAATCAGACTCTATAAAATCTATATCTAGATACACATCTAGACCATACTGACATAGCCCTGCCAGTATAGCCCTTTCAGACGCCAAGTTTTGTAAGGATGGTTTTTTGTTTGTCATTTTGCTATGCATTTATCGCAGATATAATATTCTCTTTTATGGGCGGGATGGGTTGTTTTTGTCTTTCCGCATTTCTGGCAAGTTTGCTCAATCATCTTAAATGCTGGCCTTTTTCTTTCTGCTGGCTTTATAGATGGTGTTATGACATCTTTAAATTCTGTGCCATCATCATAAAAAGTATTTGTTCTGTTTTGTATTTGGTTTACTGGTACGCCACTTTTAAGCGTTTTATCTTCTTGCTGTTTTGGCATACTAAAAATAAAATCATTTGATTGGGCCTTAGTTCCGGTGGACTCTCTTCTCTGCTTCGCGTCTACATTATAGGTTTGAAGGATGCTGTTTGCAAGCTCTATCAATTCATTGTCGCCTATTTCTATCGCCTTCTTTAAAAGACTTTTAGCTTGTTCTATGCTAGACATATTATCTCCTCTTTGCTAGATTGTTTAGTGTTTCTGATATCTTTTTTATGTTTTCTGATTTATTTTTTAATATTTCCATTCTGGCGTGTGCTGTATTTTTTACTTTAAGTATTTGAGATGCTAGTGGATTTTCTTTGATAGAATAAAAGTATTTTTCCTGCCATTTTGTGTACTTGTCGCCATACTGATTGATCTTGTCACATATTATATACCAGATAGCGTCTTCCGCCCAATCGTGTGTTATTTTTTGTTTTGCCAATAAAGAATCTACGTATTCGGCATAGCAATATAATTCATACGCCAACATTTGGCACTCTTCGTATGATAAATTTTTAAGATCGCTAAAAGAAAGAGATAAAGATTTTTCAACGGATTCATTTGGCGATACTTCTATAATTCCAATAGATTTAATCCAATCTTCTATATTTTCTATAAAACTATTGTATCTTTCTTCTCCATTCATCTATATCCTCATTATAATTTAGTTCTATATATTC